CCTGTTGGTGCGCAACCTTAGTGAAAATAATTCACATTCCTGCGTATATGTGGTTGCCTGTTCGAGAAGACTTAGCGTCATCGTACTCACAGACCGTTACTCCTATCCCTCACGGGACTTTGGAGGATTCGCCTTACACGTTCATCCGATCGGGTTATACCGACCGGTATGAATCAATGTATTCAGCGAAAGGTTCTGAACACGATGTAGTCAATCCATGTGAGCACTATAAAGTGCAAACGTATCTCACTCCGAACGCGATCAGTTTTGAGTCGGGGACAACCCCGTTCTCTCAATACTGGACGTGGACCACAAATGAGTCCACATACGGATGGGAAAACAGCAAGTGGGGGCCGTGGAACGAGCCATTCGATGGTCTCGATCCTCTCTATGTAGATGACGGGAGTCGCAAATTCGTTAGCGATCCTCCTGGTCTTCTGAATCTTATACAGCAAAGTTTAGATACGATGCTGCCTAAGATTCGGCCTCGGTTGTCGTTATTGAATGACATTGCCGAGATGAGGGACTTTAAGTCCCTTCCGCATAGCATTGCCAACGTTAGTAGCTTGAGCGCTAAGCTCCTAGCTACGATTACAAAGGTGTCCAGAACTCGAGCCGCCGTTTGGCGGAAGGGTTGGACGCTTCGTAAAATAATGAAGGCACTGATCCCTACGGTGAGTGATGCCTATCTGCAACAGCAGTTCAACATCGCTCCATTACTGGCTGATATAACCGCCATGAAAATGGCGTTTGATCACGTTGATGATGAGATTGAACGTCTCATTGTTAGCGAAGGACAGGTAAAGGTGACTCATTTTAAGAGGCCTTTAACGAAAGAATACGTTCCACTCGACGAAGAATATGCTTACGGTGTCCCGCTGTTATACGGGTCCGCTCGCATACGTCGACAAGTTACGTACCCTTCTGTCCCATTGTTCAATGCACAAGTTCGCTATTCTTACAGGTTTAGCGACTATCAGAGAACGAATGCGTTTAGATTGGGGAAACTCGATTCCTTAGGTCTCGGGGGCATTAGGCCTTCCGTCCTTTGGAATGCGATTCCTTGGTCTTTCGTCGTCGATTGGATCGCTGGCGTAAGCCAGTGGCTCAAGCGTAACGTCGATTCTGGTGCAATGGACCCAGTCACCCAAATATACGGGTACCTGTGGTCTCTGTCTCTTGATCGTCGCATACAGTGTAGCAAGTCGCTAACTGTGAGCAACCCTCATCTGCCGGATACTATGGTACCGTTTAGTGAGATCGTTGAATCTGCCTATAAGAGGCAGCCTATACGACCTGACTATGAACTCTCGATCGAAACGAGCGGGCTGAGTTTGAAAGAATTCAGCCTGATCGGAGCGTTAGCCGGTTCTCGGCTTCGTTTCCGATAACATCCTGGCTCAGGTTAATGAGCCGTACGCATGCTACCCAACACGCTAAACACAAATGAAGTAAAGAACTCTGGCGGGACGGAAATTGAATTCGCCCGCGAGAGTACATCAGACCGCAAGTTAACCTTCGTGCCTAGCACGATGGTTCCGAACCTCCCTCACCGTCTCACGGTTTCGCACCTTGAGACAGGGAAAGGCTCGGCACTACGGCGACGTTCCCTCGTCCGGTTCGACAAAACTGTCGCCGGCGTTAGTACGTCCCCCGTGGTGATCTCTGCGTATGCAGTGCTCGATGTCCCAGTAGGGGACTTAGCAGTGCTCACCGAACCGACGCACGTCATGGCAGAATTGATGAGTTTTCTCGCCTCTACAGGCGCGTCAACCACAATCCTCTATGACGGCTCCGGGAACGGTGCTGATGCGTTGCTGAAGGGAACGCTCTAATAGAGAGTATTCCCCCAAACAACTCTTCACAACAAGCCTACATGAACGGGGCCCCAGTAATGGGGCCTCGACTTGTCTCACATAGTAACCAGTCATTACTCGGTAGAACTCCGAGCGTGCGATAAGTTAATTGTGTCGGCATCCCGTTGTGATTCTAGGTTGGTAACCTAGCGGCTCGTCGCCGATGTAGACGATCAACAGTAGTCAACATATATATGAAAACTAAAGTTAGTCGCATACGTGATCACAGCAGGGAACTGTTGTGTGAGATCCTAACAAACAACTTCCTTGCACTCTTAGATCCGTCGTTGAAAAACGATTCGGACCTTTGGTGGAATGGAAGCCAAGAGACACTCGACGCTACTTGGAATGACCTAACAAGGTTGTTCCCTGAAACGTTCGAGATCCTTCTGCGCCGGGACGGTACAGTGTCACACCGATTAAGCCTAAAAGCGAAGAAATTCGCCCATGGCCCAAACCGGGATTACATTGTTTCCTTCTTGGCGCTTAGGATAGCAGACGAGATTCTCGTTCTGCCTGACTCGCGGACAACTAAGGGACTGGATGAGTACTATCTAAGTATTCGCTTGAGTGCTTTTAGCACTTGGACGAGGACCCAGATAAAGGTATTCACCTTATTCCTTAGGCGTTTGTTCAATACAGGTCTCATATGAGTAGGATAGCTCAGCGTGTGCATGCTCGTCGCGGGTCGATAAGACCCAAAGTGAGCGTCGATATCCATACGGTTATCAACACACTACTGAGTGACGTTCAAACGTTACATAGTTCTGTGTTTTCACCACTAGAAGCTGATTTCTCACGAGAAATCGTGAGGATTCACGCCTCTAGGGAAGGATTAGACTTCTTCACAAAAGTCTTACCCCGTCTCGGGAGGGCCCTTGATCAGGCTCTCTCTGGCGTAGCAGACTTGAACGCCGCCGAATGTGGGTTCACACCCATACCCGGTAGCAAGATCCCCTTATTCATGGGACCTATATTCATGTCTGTTCTGTCCGTAGACGGTAGGGCACTTCCAACGCCCTGTGTAACAAGCATCAGAACCTTAAGGGATGTTTTGTACCTGTTTTACAAGTACGAACTTCCTTTCGGTCCAGACCAAGAACAGGATACCTTAGATTTGTTCGAAAGAACTGAGTCTGAGGTTTCTGTGTTTGACTCTCTTTTCGGCCGAATTGCCGATTATGTAGAGTGCAATCCTTACCGTTGGGGTGATTTGCAACCACCCCGTACAGTTCGGATTATCCGCAATGCCCGGATCAAGCTTCAACGCTTGTTTAGGCATTTCGATCCTCTAGATATCCGCCCAAGGCACGGCCCTGGAGCTGTTTCTACCAAGGAACAGCTGTGGGGTAAGTACACTTGGACTCAGATACCTAGTCGATTAACAGATGTGTACTCGCTAGACGCGTATTTCTTCGCGTCGCCGGGTCACGTGTGCGATTCAGAATATTCCGTTGGGTGTGAACCTTTCGGTAGTATTCTGGACGAAGAGCCTTCTGCACGAGTTATACTCGTTCCAAAAGACTCTCGCGGTCCTCGCCTAATATCTTGTGAGCCTCTGGCTTTCCAGTGGATTCAGCAAGGTTTAGGGAGGGCGATCGTCAAACACGTCGAGCATCATCCTCTAACAAGGGATAATGTTCACTTCACAGACCAACAGCCGAACCAGTTTGGGGCCCTTCTGGGCTCTATGACTGGTAAGTATGCGACGTTAGACCTCAAAGAGGCTAGCGACCGTATTTCAGTTGGTCTTGTTCGCCTACTGTTCCCAGAGCCTCTTCGGAGGGCTCTGATCGCCAGTAGGAGTTTGGCTACGGTTATGCCGGACGGTAGGTCAATAACCCTTAGTAAGTACGCGCCTATGGGAAGTGCTTTATGCTTCCCTGTGCTCGCGCTCACTGTATGGGCCCTACTTAGTTCGTCGTTACCCGATGCGGACGCTCAACGCGTCTTAGTATACGGTGATGATATAGTTGTCCCAACGGAGCAATCCGAGAACGCAATTAGCATCCTCGAAGCTTTTGGTTTATCCGTAAACCGAGCCAAGAGTTGCACCAAAGGATTCTTTAGAGAGTCCTGTGGCATGGATGCCTACAAAGGCATCTGTGTTACTCCTGTTCGAATACGAACGGTTTGGGATCATCACGATCGCGCTGGTGTTTTCTCATCCTGGGTTGCTTACTGCAACTCATTTTGGGAACGCAGATACTATGCCGTCTACGATTATATCGTAGAGAGATTGTACCAACGGTTCGGTCCAATCCCGAGTAAGGAACAGGACTTGTCCTGCCCCTCTCTAGCATATGTACCTGAGAATCACCGAC